AAGTTATTATGCTAGACATAATGCTCAAGATTCAAGTCCAAGTAAATTAAGTGCCCGTTATTGGTCACATAAAGTAAAGTGGTAAGATTTTCGTTCATCTCGAAAGAGACGGAAGTAGGTTAGAAAGGAAAACCTCCCTAGTAATAGGGGTAAGCTAAGTACTAGCAATAGGAACAGAGACCGACATCTACCGAAGGAACGCATAGGCTGTCATTTAAATATGACTTAATATTAACCTATGAAAACTGGAGGCACGATATGGCTACTTACAGAGGTATCAAGGTAACTCTTGAAAATACTCACGTTGAAAAAGCGAAAGCTCAACCGGGTATTTACAGAGGTATCAAGCATGATGCAGAACCTAGTAAGTCTAAGAAAGCTACCAACGGTATTTACCGTGGTGTTAAATGGACTAACTAACCATACTTCCTGAGCAAGAATTAAAACTGCTCACAAATTATGCCAAGTTTAGGAAGTGATGAAAAACCGGTCTTAATGACCAATAAAAAAAATAAAGGTAGGATTGGTAAAGGTTCTAGAATTAGACCATCAGCAGTATCTACTCAACAATTTTCAGATAACTGGGATAAAATATTTAATAAAAAAAATAATGAAAAAAAAGAAATCAACAGTAAATAAAGCTGGTAACTATACTAAACCTACTATGCGTAAGAATCTTTTTAATAGAATTAAAGCTGGTAGTAAAGGTGGTAAACCCGGTCAATGGTCAGCTCGTAAAGCACAAATGTTAGCTAAACAATATAAAGCTAAAGGTGGTGGTTATAAATAAATTTAACTTTGTTATCATTAAAAGGATTTTAAACTATGACAGATTTTATTTTATTAACAACCCTAGCTTTATGTATTATTGCTATGATAGGTGAAAATTCAAACCCTAGAGGTATGAATATTTTTTGGTATAAAGTTAATGTTAAAAGAAAAACTTATTGGAAAGCTTTAACTGAATACGATTCTGGTAATAATAAAGGCAATGGACCAAGATAAAGTAGAAGATGTTAATACAATAATGTTGCGTAACCCTATGCTATATGCAGTAATTATTCCATCGTGTATGACTATTATACCACCAACATTAGCAGTAGCAGTTATTTATTTTTTACAAGCATGAAAAAGAAAGACCCTAAAAAAGGTACAGGTAAAAAACCAAAAGGTTCAGGTAGACGTTTATATACTGATGAGAATCCTAAAGATACTGTTAGTATTAAATATAAAACACCAGCAGATGCTAGAGCAACAGTTGCTAAAGTTAAAAAAATTAATAAACCTTTTGCTCGTAAAATACAGATACTAACTGTTTTAGAACAACGAGCTAAAGTAGCTGGTAAAACACAACAAGCTTCTATAGCTAAAAAAGGTAAAGAAGCAATTAGAAAAAAACATGGCACTCAAAAAAAGTCAAAGAAGTCTTAGAACGTGGACTAAACAAAAATGGCGAACTCCAAGTGGTAAAAAGTCTTCGGAGACTGGTGAAGTATATGCTCCAGCTGCTAAGATTAAAAAACTTAAATCAACTTCTAAAGGTCGTAGTAAACTTGCAGCAGCTAATAAAAAGAAACGAGAAGCTACTGCTAAAGGTAAACAACATGCTCAACATGGTTTACATCGTAAAAAGAAAAAGAAATGATACCTGACGGATATATAAAACGAGCTTCTTCTACTATTCCTTTTGGTTATGAATCAGACGATATGCTTGAAGGTTATTTAAAACCTATACCAGAAGAATTAATAATACTAAAAGAAGTAGCAGCAGCTGTGTTTAATGGTGAAATTAGTTTAGGTATTGCAGTTGATTGGTTAGAAGCTGAGACAGGAAAATCTATGTCTCGACCCGGATTAAAAAAATATGTAGACAAAGTATATGGAAGATTGGGAAATAAATCCTGAAAAGTACTTGACAAATGCTTCAGGAGAGTATATACTTAACAAAGATGGTACTCCACGAAAGAAAGGTGGTAGACCAAAGAATACAGAATTAAGTAGTGTTAAAGCTGCATTACAAGCTCAGAAAGCTTTAAAAAATAAAAACCAAAAAGTTAAAAAACTTAGAAGGAATTTAAAAAGAGCAGAAACTGAGTTAAGTAAAAAAGAAAAAGCTTTAACAACTAATGTTCTAACAGAATCAGATAAGAAAGAATTACCTGATGCAGTTCAAGAACATTTAGATACTACAGGTTCTACTGTGGCATTTATGCCTAATGAAGGACCTCAGACAGATTTTTTAGCTTCCTCCGAAAAAGATGTACTTTATGGAGGAGCAGCTGGTGGTGGGAAAAGCTTTGCAATGCTTATAGACCCACTAAGGTATTGTCACATTAAAGCTCATAGAGCTTTGATAATAAGAAGGTCAATGCCTGAACTAAGAGAACTTATAGATAAGTCTCGTGAATTGTATCCGAATGCATTTCCGGGAGCTAAGTTCAAAGAAGTTGAAAAACTTTGGCAGTTTCCTTCTGGTGCTAAAATAGAGTTTGGATTTTTAGAACGAGATGCAGATGTGTATCGTTATCAAGGACAAGCATACAGTTGGATTGGCTTTGATGAGATAACACACTTACCAACAGAATTTGGTTGGAATTATCTAGCATCACGATTAAGAACAACTGACCCAGAGCTGCCTACGTTTTTACGTTGTACAGCTAACCCCGGAGGGGTTGGTGCTCAATGGGTAAAAAAAAGATATGTTGAACCTTCAGGATATAATAAAAGTTTTATTGGTTCTGATGGTTTAAGTCGGAAGTTTATTCCAGCATTGTTACAGGATAACCCGTACCTTGCTGAAGATGGTGAATATGAAAGGATGTTACAATCCTTACCAGCAATACAGCGTAAGCAGTTACTGGAAGGGAATTGGGATATAAGTGAAGGTGCAGCCTTTGCTGAGTTTGACCCAAACATACATGTTATACCACCATTTGATATACCTACTTATTGGGAACGATTTAAAGGTATTGACTATGGATACGCTTCTGAAAGTTGCTGTTTATGGGCTACAATAGACCCCGAAGACAAGACCATCATTATTTATAAAGAATTATACAAAAAAGGTCTTACAGGGGATGCTCTTGCAGATACAATAACAGCTATGGAAGAAAATGAAGTTAAATCAATAGGTGGTGTTTTAGATACTGCAGCTTGGTCAAGGACTGGTTATACTGGTCCGACTATTGGTGAAATCTTAGTTCAGAAAGGACATAAACTAAGAAGAGCTGATAAAAATAGAATTGCTGGTAAGATTCAAATACATGAATCATTAAGACCTAATAGGGATACTGGCAGACCAAGATTACAAATATCTAGTACCTGTGTTAATTTAATTAAAGAATTACAAGGAATACCTTTATCTAAAAGTAATCCTGAAGATGTAGATACTCACGCTGCTGACCACGCATATGATGCATTAAGGTATATGTTAATGAGTAGACCTAGATTAGATAATCCTTATGATAGGATGTTAAAAATAAAGTCAGAAGTTTACCAACCTTCTGATAGCACATTTGGTTATTAAGTATGGCAGAAAACGACAATACATTTCTAACAGCTAACAATTTATATGAAGAAGTTGAAGGTGAAGCAGGAAAAACATTATCCTTAGAAGATGACCAAAGAATAAATTTAGTTGGTATAATTAAAGATAGATTTCAAAAAGCAGAAGATGTTAGAAATACTGATGAAAAAAGATGGTTAAAATCTTATGAAAACTATCGAGGACTTTACAGTAAAGGAGTAAAGTTTAGAGAATCAGAAAAGTCTAGAGTATTTGTTAAAGTAACTAAAACAAAAGTTTTAGCAGCTTTTGGTCAATTAGTTGATGTTATATTTGGTACAGGTAAATTTCCGATAGGAATTTCCGAAACACATATACCAGAAGGTGAAAAAGAAAATGCTTATCTTGATGCTACTAACCCTACTCCCGGATTAGAAACAAGTATACCAGATAACATTGGTAATAGATTAGAAGACGAACCACAAGAAAATCCTTATAATATTGGTTATGAAGGTGATGGTAAAGTTTTAAAAGCAGGTGCTACTTATGGCACTGGAATGTTTGAAGAAACTATTGAAAATCAAGCAAATGCTTTAGGTTTATTAAAAGAAGGTTTAAGTCCTTTGCCTCAAGCAGTAGAACTTTCTCCAGCAGAAAAAGCTGCAAGAAGAATGGAAAAACTTGTTCATGACCAAATAGAAGAGTCTAATGGGTCAGCTGAGATAAGAAATGCTTTACTTGAAGCAGCTTTATTAGGTACTGGAATTATTAAAGGACCATTTAATTTTAATAAAAAATTACATAAATGGGAAAATAATGAAGAAGGTATTAGAGAATATAATCCACTTGAAGTAAGAGTACCTAGAATAGAATTTGTAAGTTGTTGGGATTTTTATCCAGACCCTACAGCTACTAATATAGAAGAATGTGAGTTTATAATTCACAGACATAAAATGAATCGTAGTCAATTAAGACAGTTAAAAAACATGCCTTACTTTAATAAAGATGCTATTCGTGAATGTATACAAATGGGTCCAAACTATGAAGAAAAAGATTTTGAAAGTCAACTAAAAGATGATTATAATGTTGATGAAAGTTATGCCCCTAACTTTGAAGTGCTTGAATATTGGGGAATTATGGATGCAGAATATGCTAGAGAAGTTGGTATAGATTTACCAAACTCTATAGATGATTTAGATGAGGTACAAATAAACGCTTGGGTATCTGGAGATAAATTATTACGAGCAGTAATAAATCCTTTTACACCATATCGTATACCTTATAACGCATTCCCTTATGAAAGAAACCCTTATAATTTCTTTGGTATTGGAGTAGCTGAGAATATGAATGATTCTCAACAAATTATGAATGGTCATGCAAGAATGGCTATTGATAACTTAGCATTAGCTGGTTCATTAGTATTTGATGTTGATGAATCTGCTTTAGTAGGTGGGCAAAATATGGAGGTCTATCCCGGCAAAATCTTTAGAAGACAAGCTGGAATGCCGGGTCAATCTATTTATGGTCTTAAGTTTCCTAATACAGCACCTGAGAACATGATGATGTTTGACCGATTTAGACAACTTGCTGATGAGCAAACAGGAATACCTAGTTATTCTCATGGGCAAACAGGTGTACAAAGTATGACAAGAACTGCTTCTGGTATGTCAATGTTACTTGGTGCATCAAGTTTAAATATTAAAACAGTCATTAAAAATCTTGATGACTTTTTATTAAAGCCACTAGGAGAGTCTTACTTTCAATGGAACATGCAGTTTTTTGAAGGTGACTTAGATGTGGTAGGTGATTTAGAAGTTAAAGCTACAGGTACAAATAGCTTGATGCAGAAAGAAGTTAGAAGTCAAAGACTAACAATGTTTTTACAAACTGCTCAAAGTCCAGCGATTGCACCATTTGTTAAAGTTTCTAAATTAGTTAGTGAACTTGCCTATAGCCTAGATTTAGACCCAGATGAAATTCTAAATGACCCAGAAGAAGCAGCTATTATGGCACAAATAATAGGAATGCAAAATGCTCAACAAAATACAGGCGAAGAAACTCAACCCGATAGTCAACAACAGACAGGTATGGGAAGCCTTGGAGGAACACCTCAAAGACCTCAAGACCTTGGAGTTACAGGCACTGGCGGTGGCAACATCGGAATCGGAAATGTTCCGGTTGCAGGGGAGGATTCATTCTCTGGCACGATTAATAACACTACCGCAACAGGTTAAAGAAGCATTAACAAGAGTAGAGGAATAATATGAAAGAAAATAAAAAGTTAGTAGGTAGTCAAAAAAAATTAGATGCTAATAAAGATGGTGAATTAACTGCTGATGACTTTGAAGCTCTTAGAGAAAGAACACAAAAACAAATGGGTGGTATGATGGCAGGTGAAGAACTACCTACACAAGAAGAACAAATGCAAAGTATGATGAGTGATAAAACTGAATCAGAAAAAATGCAAGAAGAATTAGAACCTCTTCCAGAGAAACCTAAAGAACAAATGGATTCTGATGATGAAATGGAAGATAAGTATTTAGATTTTGTAATAAATGAAGCATTAGATGAAGAAGAAGAAACAATGCTTATGAATGAATTAGAAAACAATCCACAACTTAGCATGTTATTTGATAAAGTTATGGATGTTGCAATAGAATTTTCAGGGTCTGGTCCTGTAGAAGGACCGGGTTCGGAAGTCTCCGACAGTATACCTGCAAGGTTATCTGACGGTGAATTTGTCTTTACTACTAAAGCTGTAGAAGAAATCGGAGCAGACAATTTAATGTCTATGATGAAAGAAGCTGAAGCTAAAGCAGATGAAAGACTAACAGCTGCTAACGGTGGCGAAATAGAAGAAGAGACTGGTCTTACTCCAATGCCTGTGGAAACACCGGCTGTAAAGCAAGACATTAGAGTTACTAAAGAAACAGTTGGCTCTCAAGCTACAATGCAAGAGGAAGACGATTTAGTTAGTGATGAAATAAAAAAGTCTATGCTTTCTAATAGACCCTACGTTAGAAGCTAAAAGCAATAAAGCTACCCTAGTAATAGGCACTTTATTATATTAAAACAACCGAAAGGCTACCTTTACAAACAAGCCCTCTAGTCGACATAGAGCTACCTTGTAGACAAAGCCCCAATTAGGAGGATAGAAAATGACTGAAGAAGTCTTAAAAGAGGAACAAGCAAATCCTTATAACCAAAAAAAAGCTTGGCATACTGGTGAAGATAAACCTTTTGAATCGTCAGAAAGTTTGTTTTTTGAAAAACCATCAAATGAAGTTGACGAAAGTGATGACATTGAAATGGCTAAACAGGAACAGGTAGTAGAGCAAAATGATACTCCTTATAAAAAACCTGATTACAAAAAACGCTATGATGATTTAAAAAAACATTATGATAATAAACTTAATGAATTTAAGTCTAGAGAACAAGAATTGTTAGGACAGGTAACACCTGAATATACAGCTCCTAAAACTCCAGAAGAACTTGAAGAATTTAAAAATCAATATCCTGATGTATTCGAAGTTGTAGAAACTGTTGCACATCTACAAAGTGAATCTAAGGCAAAAGTTCTAGAAGAACGTCTTAGTCAACTCCAAGAAAGAGAACAACAAATGAGTCAACGAGAATCAGAAAAAAGGTTAATGGAAAACCATCCTGACTTTGATGATATCAGAAACAGTGATGATTTTCATACATGGGCTAAAGAACAACCTGAAGCTATCCAAGATTGGATATACAATAATGTTGATAACCCTGACCTAGCTAGTAGAGCTATAGATTTATTTAAAAAGGATATAGGCTTAGATACTCCGAAAAAGAAAAAGTCATCTTCTAAACAGACTAAATCTGCTGCGGATATGGTTTCAACTAAAACAACAAGTGTTGAACCAACGCAAGAGAAAATATGGTCTGAAAAGGAGATTGCTGCAATGAGTATGGCTGAATTTGATAAGTACGAAAGTGAAATCAGTGAAGCTATGCAACAAGGCAGAATCATTAAATAAACTATAAAACACAGGAGAATATCCCATGGCTCAATTTTTTGAACCTTCAACGGATACTAATGCTAACTTTGCAAACTCCGTTAGTGGACAAACTAATAGTTTTTTCCTACCTTCGATTTATTCTAAAAAGGTTTTAAACTTTTTCAGAAAAGCATCGGTAGTTGAAGCTATTACAAACACTGACTACGCTGGAGAAATATCAGCGTTTGGAGACTCTGTAAAGATTATCAAAGAGCCAGTAATTTCAGTATCAGCGTATACTAGAAATACTGACACAACTGAAACTAGATTGACTGACCAAGAACTTAACTTGGTTGTCGACCAAGCAAACGCTTTTAAGTTTATCGTTGATGACATTGAAACTAATATGTCTCACGTTAACTTTAAAGAAGTTGCTACATCATCTGCTGCTTACTCATTGAAAGATGCGTATGATGCAGCTGTTATAGCTGAGATGTTTGCAGGTGTTTCTTCATCATCCCCAGACCACATCATAGGTTCTGACAGTGCTACTGCTGATTCTACAATGACTCACGCAACTAACTCTGTTGACCTACTTGGTTCTGACGGAACTGGTGTTGATGCACTAGACTTAATGGCTAGAATGGCTAGATTAATGGATGACCAAACTATACCTGAAGAAGGTAGATGGTTTGTAGCTCCACCTTCGTTTTACGAAGAGCTATCACAATCTGGTTCTAAGTTATTGTCTGTTGACTTTAACGCTGGTCAAGGCTCAATCAGAAATGGTTTAGTATCAACTGGAAAACTACGTGGATTTGACATGTACAAGTCTAACAATATCGCTGCGACTTCCAACGCAAGTGGTAAAGTTATGGCTGGTCATATCAGTTCTACTGCTACTGCTCAAACGATTCTTTCAACTGAAGTGTTGAGAGACCCAACTTCGTTTGGTGACATAGTTCGTGGACTGCATGTATACGGAGCTAACGTCTTAAGACCTGAAGCTTTAGTATCTGCATTTTATGTAGTTGACTAACAATAATTGGGGAGGTCTTCGGACCTCTCCTTTTTTATAATAAAGAGGAATATAAATGAATCACAAAGATAAAAAGAAAAAAATGATGTACGGTGGTATGGCTAAAAAGAAAAAAATGATGAAAGGTGGTGGCAGAGCTATGTATAGTGCTGGTGGTAGTGCAATGCCTAAAGCTACACCTAATTAAAAATGAAAGTCAAAGCACCTAAAGGTTATCATTGGATGAAACAATCTAATGGCAGTTATAAATTAATGAAGCATTCTGGAAAGTTTGTTAAACATAAAGGTGCTTCATTAGCTGCAAATTTTGCAATACAAAAACAACATAAAGCATAATGGCAACAACATACTTAGAATTATCAAATGAAATACTAAGAGAGTTAAATGAAATACCTTTAACCTCATCAAACTTTGCAAGTGCTACAGGTTTTCAACAGTTTGTTAAAGATTCAATTAATAAAAGTTTATTTGATATAGCTAATGAAGAACCTGAATTACCATTCTTTTCAGCAGGACTAAGTGGTGCTACTGACCCTTTTTATGGTAATACTACTGTTGCTTCAGTGATTGGACAAAGATGGTATACCTTAAAAGCTGGTAGTTCTAGTTTAATTACTGATTTTTCTAAAGTTGATTGGGATGATTTTTTTATTACTACAGTTAATGTTAGTGGTGAAACAGCTCCATTTGTATCTAAAGGTTTAAAGTTTTTAACTTTAGCTGATTGGACTAGATACTATCGCAATACAGAAAATAATGATGATGCTGATTCACAAAGTTATGGTGAACCAATACATGTTATTAAATCACCAGATAATAGAAAGTTTGGGTTAAGTCCAATACCTGACAAGATTTATAATGTACATTTTTATGCTTTTGCTAGACCAACTGCTTTATCAGCTTTTAGTGATGAAATGGTTTTGCCAGACCAGTATAAAAATATAATTTTAGCCAGAGTAAGATATTACGTTTGGCAATTTAAAGAGAGTCCACAACAAGCAGCATTTGCTTTAGACGACTATAAAAAAGGCATGAGACAAATGAAGAGTGTATTAATTAATCCTACACCTAAATACATGACCGATGACAGAACATATTTTTAGGAGATATAAATGACCACTAAGATACCAGTAGAACTTTCAAGTACCCCCGGCATTGTTGATGGTAGTAATGCAACTGCTATTACTATTGATAGTTCAGAAAATGTTGCAATTGGTACAACCTCAGTTCTCTCAGGCAATAAATTAGATGTTCGTGGTGGTAACATCATGGTTGGTGGTTTTGGTGGCGGAACTGATTATGGATTGATACTTACTCCTGATGATGGTTCAGGTTACTACAATATAGCAAACATAACGGGTGGTCATCTAACATTTAATAATTCATCTACAATAGGTAGCACTGAAAGAATGCGAATTAATTCTTCTGGTCAAGTTGCTATTGGTACAACATCACCAGATGGAGTAAGTAATTTAACAGTAAAATCAGCAAATAGCACTGCAGGTCAAGAGTTAGTTTCTATTCATCACACTGCTACAAGTGGCACAGTTTATTTTATGTCATTTATGACAGAAGCAAGTGGAGCTGATAGAGGTTATATAACTTATAACCAAAGTGTTATGGCTCTTGCTACTGCTTCTGATATTTCTTTAAAAGAAAATATAAGAGATTTAACTGGTGGTTTAGATTTAATTAAGCAAATAAAACCAAGAGTTTTTGACTGGAAAGAAGAAGGCAAAAATAGTGACCAAGTAGGTTTTATAGCTCAAGAAATAGAAGAAATTAAACCAGAATGGGTATATGAAAAAGAAGGTATAAAACTTCTTTCTAGTAACTTGCCAGATTCAATACCTTACTTAATAAAAGCAATCCAAGAACAACAAACACAGATTGAAGCCTTACAAGCTGAAATTAACACACTCAAAGGAGAATAACATGGCAATATCATACGCATGGGATGTAAAAACTGTGGACACTTATCCTACTAAAGATTCTAAGTCTGACGTAGTTTATAATGTACACTGGCGACTAACAGCTACTGATGACACTAATAATGATGCAGAAGGTAATTCATTAACTGCAACAGTATATGGGTCTCAGGGTTTAGATACTTCAGACTTATCAAGCTTTACAGCTTTTGCTAGTCTCGATGCTGCAGCAGTGCAGGGTTGGGTCGAAGCAGCTTTAACAGCTGATACT